AAACTTTTTTTCTCTTTTGGAGTACCTGAAATCTCCCGGGTGGGTCTTTTGAATAAAATAAGAAACCGGTTCGCCGTTTTCGCCGATCTTAACTCCGCTCCGGATAGACTTATCGCTTCGTTTGTCAGGCGGCGTCTCTAATCTATCCGACTCTATAACCTGAAGAGCTAAAGAGTAAGGTCTGTTGCTGTCTTTAAGCATAAGAGGAATGATAATTGCTTCGCCGTTTTCTAAAATCTGGCGGTCAACCAACTGCTGAATTTCGTAGAAGTCCATACGCTCCCCAGCATCGGAAAAGGCAAGCCATCTTTTCCAGCTTCGTTCGGCTTTCTTTTGAAAGTTGGCCGCTGACTTGTTGCTTATGCCAAGAACCTCTTTGTCGACTCTTGACTGCGGCCTGATGCCGGTGCCGATGACATTGGTGGTCATAGTTGAAGTGATACCGGAAGCGTGCGCGTCGTTGCGGTTTAAATCACGAGAGCGTTCGCGCATTTCGGCAAGTTCCGGAAGCAGAGCTTCGTCCGCCGATCCGCCGCGGGGCAACCATGACGAATGCATGCGGTCGCGTCTTGATCCTTTGTAGGCGCCGAACTTCTGCGAGATGTTGATTGCCTCACGGTACATTCTTCGCTTAAACCCAGCCTTAGGGGAGAAGAAAGAAACGACATTATCTACGCCGTTGGCGAATTTTTCTGACAATTTAGTTTTCATTTCGGATTATCGAATTTCGCGTACGTGGTCGTGTCTTTACCCGCCGCAATTTCTCTACGCAGTTGATCGCGCAGTTTCAAAAGTTCGCTTAAACTTATATACTGAATATTCCTGCCGCCGATTGAATACGACTGAACCGCTCCACCAGTCATTTTCGTGTTTATAGCGGTATCGAGATTGTCAAGCATCTCTTGTTTTGTGGGCGCCACGAAAAACTCCTTTTTTTCCCAATAAAAAAGCCCGTTCCAGCTGGTGCACCAGAACGAGCTTTTATTATCTATTGGGTGCGCTTTAAGGTGGCCAAACCTTTTGCGCAATAGTTCTTTAATCTAAGAATAGTCTAATTTACATTCTTTTGCAATATAGTCGTTACCAGATTCTGGTAATAATTATTTTTCTTCTACTGATTTGAATTTCCAACCGCATGACTGACATGTATGATATCTTATCGGAAAATCGGTTTTATAACATAGGACATTTTTACTCTTGCACCTAGGACATCTCAGTGGAATAAACTTGACTCCGTAATCCTCGCTATCATTTGGCGGGCGGCCCGCTGTCTTTTCCTTAAAACTACTATCATAATTATTGTTTTTAAGCCAGTTGCTTTTCCTTTCAAGCCATCGTCTAGCCATCAAAGCCAGGCCCCTTCTCGCTTTCTAATCCAATTACTGCGGCTGTGCTCCTCACTCACTATCTGCTGGTGGACTCTTGCTGTCTCATCTTTTCTGATATTTAATGCCCGGATAATGTCTGCCGCCGCAACTGCATATACCTCAGCATCAAGATAATGGTTCGCAACCGCTTCCTTTTTCTTCTGCCAGACCTCTTTGGCCTTGCCAGTATTACGGTTTCTGATTAAGACTTTATGTTCCGAGCTAAACTGATTTAAATATTCTTCTTTTGGATCTTTGAATATGTGCCACTTCTTGGGATCCTGGGAAGCTACGAGTCGGCTGATTTTATCCTTATACTGCGTAACGTTAAGATTCCATAACACCAACCCACTGCGAATAATACTGCCTGTTCTCGAGTTTATGTCAATCTTCGAGGCCCGGTAAAAACGGCCTCCGGTAATTTCTTCCTGGCCTTTGATCGCTTTTGTCTTATCTCGCCACTGGCGGCAGAATCTATACACCTCATCAGTGCGGTATCCTGAGTCAATACAGCTCATATAAATGGATAATGTCTCATTGCTACTTAATTTCTTGTAATCTGTCTTAAAAAGAACATCGACAATGTCTTCCCAATATTCAACCCGATCTGCACGAATAAGCCATGATTCTTCATAATATCCCCAGCCTCTAATCACATAATAAAAATGGTCTTTTTGCACATCAACCCCAGCAGTCAATACGATTACATCGTCCGGCACCGCGCCTTGAGCATAATCACACGACAATGCCCTTATCTTATCGACCGTAGTCTCCTCAATTTTTTCCTCCCAAACCTCGGCAAGCCAGGAGTTGACAAAGTTCATCAAAAGCTCGATATAATCTTTCGACTTTAAAAACTCCGCGGCGATATCGCTCCAGGTAAGCCACGGCGAATATAATGAGTTAATCCAAAACCCCCTGTGTTTACTGCTTATGTAATCATCGGTAATATTGCCGTCTTCGTTGATTTCGGCTCCATAAGGCACCCACTTCCCGTTAAGCAACATCTTATTCTTTTGATGGTCTTCTATGCGCCTATCGCAATGGCAGCACTCATACCACGCCATGTGTTCGGTTTTGACTCGTTCGGCGGATCTCTCGTCTTTCGGCCATTTGATCTGTCCAAACGAGAGAACCTGATAACCTCCGCAATGGGGACAGGGAACGTAAAACTTACGCTGATCGGATTTTTCATACTCCCTGAATATATATCCCTGACGTGTAGTTGGAGTGGATACCTTAACTATTCTCCTATTCCAAAAAGTCCTTGTCCTTTCAGTGGCTAACTTGATTGGGTCGGCTTCCCTACCCGAGAACCTGGGAAACTTATCCACCTCATCCAAAAACAGATATCTGATGGGTCTCTGTGCCAAATCAGCCGGGCTGTTTGAACCGGCAAAATAGACAATCATATGGTCGAGATGATATTCGAGTTTTGTGATATCATCAGCCAGATGCGGCAGGTGCTTTCTTAATGCCTCGGATGACTCCAACATAGGTTTGATGCGATTGTAAGACACGCTCTTGGCATCTGCTTCCCTGGGCATAACCAAAAGCGTCGGGCCAGGATCCTGGTCGATAGCATACGCGAGCATGTTATACATTCCCTCGGTTTTGCCAATCTGGGTCGAAGCCATGACCGTGATTTCTTCAACCAGCGGGTCATTAAAAGCATCCATTATCCCCTTAAGGTATGGCGTTCTGGCCGTGCGCCAACGTCCGGGCTCTGCGCTGGTCATAGGATGTAACACCCTGAAGTCATCTGCCCACTGGCTGACCTCAATCTCTAGCGGGGGATCCCATGCTTCTTTCTGTTTCTCGCTCCAGATTGTCTTGTGCTGTTTCTTGATTTTTAGTATCATCGTGCATCGTATCCTCTCGTTCAGCAAATTGCATAAAAATCTCTTTTACCCTTTCCCGTAAATATGCCTCGGCTTCTCTCGGATCCATCCCAGCCACGACCGGTGCCACAACCTTAGGCAATGCCCAAAGGGCGCTCTTGACCGCCAATATACGCGCTATCATCCCTGCCTCGACAAGCTCCCTATTGATTACCTGGCCATAAGCCTTCTTAAGCTCGAATTCGGCAAGCCTGGCTTTATACTCGCGATACCTGATGTCCCATTTGACTTTCTCTTTTTCATCGGGGTCGTTTTCTCTCTCGTTTTTGACCAGCCGCCAGGCCTGGATGTCTATCAGGTTATAATATCCTTCCGGCTCGCGCGGCATACCGTCACTGACCCATCGCTCAACGGTTCTTTTATCGACACGAAGGGCCTTTGCCACTTCCCCTTGGGTCCTAACGACTCCTGGCGGCAGAGCCCCTCCCTCAAATTGCTCAAGCTCTCTTATTTCTGCTGTTGATAAAGGCTTGCCTTTTTGAAGTTTATCAAGCAGGTGGATCTGCCTTTTTTTCTTGGCAACCTCGACAAGACCTTTACCGTTTTGAGCCTCTGGTTGTTTTATCTCATCCGGCATTATTTCTGCTCCAGCACTGCCTTTTTACCGGTAAACTCTTCCCAGCGTTTGACCGCTACATCACAGAATATCGGCTCAAGCTCAATAGCAAAGACACGCCTATGAAGACGTTCACCAGCTATAATCTGTGAACCAGATCCTGAAAAAGGCTCATAGCATATATCCCCTGGCTGTGTGTGTATTCTCATGGGGATCGCAAACACCTCTGTTGGCTTGACCGTAGGATGTAACAATCCAGAATTTCTCTTTCTTCCTTCCCAATCCAGCTCCCAGACATCTTGATAATACTCCGGCTTGGATGGATCCCCTGAGCGAAGCATACCAATCACCCAGACGGTCCCTATGGCTTTGTCTTGAGGGTTATACGCTGGCTTATGGCCTTTCTGCCAACACATAAGGCAGGGCTCGTGCCTCCAGGGATAATACGCATAGGATAAAACCGCATAAGGCTTGACCCAGACGATCTGCTGGTGAACCAATATGCCCAGCTCATCACAAACCTTTTTGATAAGCACTATCCTTGCAGAGGCATGCCATAAGTATATCGCCGTATTCGTCTCTGTAACCTTCATCCCCGCCAGTAGAAAACCTTTCATAAACTTCTTTGCGTCTTTTATATCGACTTCGTGATAGATGCTAGACCAGTCCTTACCACCAGCACCATGGTGTCCTTTTGGCCTGCCTGTACCTGTGTAATCAACCAAGTAAGGGGGATCCGTAGCAAATAACTTTGCAATCTTGCCGTCCATAAGCCTTAAGACATCTTTTTCTTTGGTCGAATCTCCACATAAAAGCCTATGGTCTCCAAGGATCCACAGATCCCCGGGCTTCGTAACTGCTACCTGCGGCGGCTTGGGGATATCGTCCGGTAGTGTTTCTCCGGCCCCTGTCTCCTCAAATCCCAGATCCCTAACCTCTTTTCTCAAGGCATCAAGCCTCAACCCGACATAATCGTCTCCTGCTTCCCTGCGCAATTTCTCCAATATGGGTATCAAGGCCTTAGTCCAGGAGCCTGCGATTTGAGAATTGTTGAGCGATACGTTCATGGCGTGCTCTTGTATCTCATCGACATCGACCATAATAACGTGAGCGGTCTTGACTCCATCCATCTGTAAAATCTTATACCTCTGGTGGCCTGCGATAATCCGCATGTTGCGTTTATTCACTACCAGCAAATTCACATACCCAAATTTCTCAAGACTCACACGAAGCCCTGCCAATGCCTCACCGGATATCTCGCGTGGATTGTAAGGCGCTGGCTTAATATCCGCCAGGTTAACTTCTTTAACTTCAGGTTTGATATTGATTTTCGAGTCCATATGCACCTCCTAAAAAACCGACATTGTAACCAACATTTACAGGGGTTAAATGTCGGTCTGTTTGCTTAAGTTTCCCCCATTTGTCTATTGGGATGAAATCCCATAACCCCTTTAGTTACAGGCGGGTTGCCCCATAATTGCCCCGGGTTGAGCCTTTCTTGACCCTGTCCACATACCGACACCGACACCCCAAAAAAGCAACCCTAAAATCACTCACAAAGTGCGCCTCACCTGACCCTCGTCCCAAGCCCCCCTGGGAAGGACCCATTATTTGTTCTGTCCTGCCATCTGTCTCAATATATCTGCCATCTTGCCGATGCCTTCTTTTTTGAATTTATTACTCTGCTCGACATTCGCCCGGGCAAAGTAAGCCGAGCTTTCCATCTTAAGCACTTTAATGAACCAGGGGTAAGGCTGGCTAATCCTGCCTTTGTCCTTCTGATACTGCTGGCATATCTTGATTAAAACATCATCCGGGATATTCTCCTTCTTGCGCCATTTAGCGTCTTTCTTGAACTTATTGATAAGCTGATAGATATTGAATCCCTGCTGATAAACAGAATTTAAGAGTTTTTGAGTTTTTTCAGAAACAGCGGAAGCTGGCGAAGCCTGTTTATTAACTATCTCTTTCCCATTCCCATCCCCATTCCCATCCCCATTCCCAACTGAGATATTAGTGGCATAACGGTTATTTAACGGTTGCTTAACGGTTAAAAGCTCTTTAGGTGGGGGTGGGATATCGCTGTCCCGTTCGGTCTTGTGGGGTTTTTGATGTTTTTGCCAGTTGATTATCTGGTAATATTTCTCGCCGTCTATTTCATAACGGACTATAAACGGTCTTTTACCGTTCTTCTTGTGATGAGCCAAAAGTTGCATTATCTTTTCGGCGTCAACCTCATCATAAGGCATGATTTCTATCTTAAGCCGCTCCGGCCTGTCTTCGCCGCGGCCCTCTCGATCAGCCTGAATCCATAAGCCCTGATAAAATAACCTTGCCTCAAAGGACAATTCTTTTATATCTTCATCTTTGAAAAAATCAGGTTTTAGATATCTTATTCTTGCCATAGTTTCTCATTGCGCCTTCACAAACTCATACCAGGCCATGTTGCCTTTCAAATTCCGTAGGATACACTCATTCTTATCTAGCTTACGTACCCTGCCTTCTTGAACAAAATCCCTAATCGTCCTGTCGGCCCGCAAATAATAATTCTTCGTGCCGTAAGCTATAACCTCTGCCTTTGAAAAAATCCTCTTTTGTTTGCACCACTTCAACAGCTGCTTCTCCTTGGATAAGAAAAGATCTCCTTGCTCAACGTTTTCCATTTTTTATCACCTTCCTTCTTCGCTGTTTGCAGTTTGCCTCTAGGAGCCTGTCCCGGTTATACCAACTAAGCCCTTTGTAGAGCTTCTTCAGTCCTTTGGTGACTTTCATAGGTCTTCCTTCCTCCTTATTCTTTCCACCGTGAACTTATCCTCACCGAGTTTGCGCGTCATCAACCCGATAAATATCTGGGCGATGTACTCGCCGACTTCACTCGAGGCATCGATAACAGCCTTATCGTTCGTGGCCAGATACCCGGCATGGAGACGAACCTTGGCCTGGCCAAAGGTGTATTCGGCAGTCTCGATAGCGCGGGCTATCTGTTTCTCGATTGTCTTCTTGCCTACCTTTTCGTGGAATTTGAATTTGCATACATCCGTCATTTGCTTGCCTCCAGAGCATGTATATCGGGTTTTTTCCAAAAGTGTCACACCCCTTGAAAAAAATTATTTCAAATAATCCTTGAGCCCTTCCTTTTCGAAGAGTTCCCTTATCCGGGCCAGTTCCCGGTAAACGATCATCCTGTGTTTATCAAGCCGCCTGCAGGCCTCGCTAATGGTCAGGCCCTCTTCGCCCAACAACCTGCATAGTTTTTGTTGTTGAGGGGTAAGTTTTTGGAATGCCTTGGAAAGTTCTATCTTGAGTTCGGATTTGATTTGCGGTAGGACATCGTTGCTTTGGGGGATTTTGTCTTTTAAGGTAGGCGCGTCTTCATCATCGTTAAGGGGTTCATCCAGCGATATGCTTTCATAAATCGTCTTTCGTTTATCCGTTCTTGTCTTTTCGGAAAGCTGGCCGAGCACGTTCCTGACGACTTCGGCCATGTAGGTCTTTTTAGAGGCTCCGCGGCTCGCATCATAGCGATCCCGGACCTCCAGCCAATGGATAAGGCACTCCTGCAATAGGTCATCGAATCCTTCCCTCTCCAGACTTTTATGCTTTTTCCTGTAATCATCGATGATTCTCTTTGCAACGGCAATCTCCCAACTCTCGAATAAACCGCCGTAATTAAGACTCATGAGACACCTCCTTTTTTTCGAAGTGCCTCAAATGAGTCCTAACTAAAGATATGCTTTTGAAGATATGAAGTAAATCACGGAGGGCTCATAAATATATATGGATATATCGCTATTTCTGTTTCTTCGCCTTCGTTAAATCTTCAATACCTAATAATTCCTTTTGCGTCGGCTCTCTGCCTAAAATCCCGGATAAAACCTTTATTATTGCTTCATAGAGTCTTCCCTTCAGAGCTTCTTTTTCTGCCAGGGAAGAACGTTGCGCATAAACCACGCGTATCCGGTCTCCGAATCGTTTGCTGAAATTATTCCTTATCCGCTGCCCCATGTTTTCACCTCTACAGCGTGTATATCGGATTTTTTCTCAATCTGTCACACCCTGCTTGTGACAAATCATAAAAAAATCCGATATATATGCATAGATGCCTATGATCCAGGAAACCCATTCTTATCGCTTGACTTGTATCCTCTTCTGTTATAGGGTTGGGTTCCAAAAACGATAGGCAAAAACATGAAAGGGGGTGAATCCAGTGACCGCGAAGCAGAAAAAGAAAGATAAAGAGTTTCTGCGCAAACTTCATGACAAGCATTACGGCAAGAAAAAAGCAAAAGCTCAAAAAGCCAAAGCTCCGGTAAAGCCCCAGGCTAAACCTGAGCCTGGCGAAGCGCGCATCAAACAAGCATCGCGCAACGAGCTCATGTTGCAGGCCAAGGCCAAAGGCATAAAGAACTTCCGCGTAATCAACAAAGAAGAGCTTGTTGAGATCCTAAAGGAAGGCGCAACCCAGGAGCGCATCAATGAGATCGTTTCCGGGGCCGTGGCCAGATGGAAGGCTGGCTGGGGAAAAGGCAAGAAACAAAAAAACCAAGCGTAGCTGTTTCGCCGCCGCCGTGTAGAAGATAGTTTTTCTGCATGGCGGCTTACCCAAGCCAAGAAAGGGTGATTTTTATGATTGTGAAAGATAACACAAATAAGAAAAAACACTATATCATCTATACCCGTTGCTCTACCGATGATCAGGCCCAGGGAGACTTCACCACCCTGGACGCACAGGCTTATCATTGCAAAAACATGCTGGATGCATTCGGGTATGAACTCGCCGACATCGGAAAGAAAGGCGTAGTAACGGACGACGGTTATTCCGGCAAAGACCTCAACCGTCCCGGCATCCAATCGATCCTCGACCATATAAACAAAAAGCGGTCGTTCGACGGAATTATCTTCTTCCGCCTCGACCGCTTAACCCGCAATACCCGGGACCTTTATTGGCTTATCGACTTGTTCAGAGCCAAAGAGATCAATTTCGTATCGGTAAGAGAAAATCTCGATAGCTCAACCGCCATAGGCAGGGTAGTAATCGGCATACTCGGGATTTTGTCAGCCTTTGAGCGAGAACTCACCGGTGAGCGTGTGAAAGCTTCCTGCATAGCCAGGGTAAGGCAGGGTAAATGGGTGGGGGGCAACGTGCCTTTCGGCTATAAATTAATACCCAACGGCGATCCATTGCCGAACGGCAGACAGCCGCATAAGATTATTATTAATCCTGAAGTAGGGAATAAATTGCGTTTTATCTGGGAAATGGCCGCTAATAACAAATCCCTTTATGATATCGCGCAGGAATTGATGCGCAGGGGCATAAAAACTCCTACCAATAAAGTCTGGCGCAAGCAAAGCATAGCATGGATCATAAAAAACCCCTTCCATAAAGGCTATATAAAATATGGCGAAGAGATCCACAAAGGTAATCACCCGCCTATTGTGGACGAAGAATTGTGGGAAAAAGCAAATAGGATTTTGACCGCAAAGCTGCCCGGGCATCGTTTTATAAAACAAACGCCGGAGTATATCTACTTATTATCAGGGCTCCTTAAGTGCGGTAAATGCGGAAGTCATTATGTCTGTGAAAGTGGCAACGGACATAAAGAAAAGTTCTTTTACTATGTCTGCGGCAGATCCAAGCAGAGATTAGGATGCGACGCTTCCCGGCTGTCAGCCAAAGGCTTCGATGAAGCTCTCATTGATTATTTCAAGCGGGCATCCAATGACCAGGAAATCATCATAAAGGCAATCGGTGATGCAATTATAGATGCCCAAATAAAACTCGAAACACTCGAAAAACTAATGAGGCCCGTCCAAGATAAACTAGTGGCGATTCAACAGGAAGCGAACAGACTCCTTGAGTTGGCTATGAACAACAGGGTATCGCAAGGAAAGACTTATAAGGAAAAAATGGCGAAGATGGACGAGGAAATACTTAGGTTGGAAGACGAGCTGGAAAAATTGCAGGCTAAAAAGAGCGTTGCTCAAATGTCAGCGCACTCCGGGGAATTTCTGCACTCAAACCTTAAGTTTGCCATGCAATACATCGATCAGGCCCCTCCGGAAGCCCAGAAGGCCTTAATAAGAGCCCTTATCAAGGAAATCATAGTTCACCAGGATTATATCGAAATCAAGATGTATATAGACCAGCCCACCGTAGACAGCCTATCATGCCACCTGCCAGCCGTAGAAGCCCAAAAGCCCCCTAAAAATGGAAAACGCCCTACAGAAGCCTGTAAGGCGTTGGTTGCCACTGCACCGAGTGCCCAAGGTTCGCCTGAGCGTCAAGGTTGGCTG